AAAGAAGCTGGAAAATCAGCAGAAGAACTTGCTGAAATAGAAAAGAAGTTACCACCACGTGGTGTACTATTAGAAGATTATCCTGAGTTAAATCTTGATAAAAAAGCTGGTTGTAGATATTACTATGAAAAGCTTAAAGATGCACAAAAAAAGAAAGAAGAAACCGGTAGTTCTGGTTCTGAAGCTTTTGACCAATTGTGTGATCAGATGGAACAAGGAATGGACACAGGTTCTGAACATCCTACATGGGGAGAGTTTGAAGGAATCAGTGAAGCTGAGCAGAAATTAATTGATAAACAAATTCAAAGAATTCTTACTGAAGCTAAAGAACAAACAATCAAAAAACAAGGTAATATACCTGGTGAAGTAGCTGGGCTTATTAAAATGGAAGAAATAGTTCCACCTAAGTTTGATTGGAGAGGTTATATCAGAAGATTTACTGGAATTAGTACTAAAGTATATACTAAAAAAGTTAGAAGAAAAGAGAATAAAAGATTCTCAGATTTTCCTGGACTTAAAATCAAAATGAAACAACATATGTTGTTGGCTATTGATACTTCTGGTTCTGTAAGTGATACCGAGCTTAAAGAATTTATGAATGAGATTCATCACATTTATAAAGCAGGGGTTGAGATCACAATTATTCAATGTGATACCCGTATCAATAGTATTGAGCCTTATAAAGGTAAAAATGAAATTACTGTAAAAGGAAGAGGAGGAACAAGTTTTGAACCAGTACTTGACTATTATGCAGCTAATGGAAAAAAGTTTACAAGTCTTGTGTATTTTACTGATGGTGAATGTTACACCCGTCAGAAGCCAAAAGGAAATGTATTGTGGGTTATTTCTGAAAGATCAGAATTAAACACGTCACTTCCTGGAAAAGTTATTAAGTTAGAATTATAAAAAATTAAAGTTATGAGTAAGTCAGTTCAATTAAATTTAGATGAGATTAAGGATTTTGTTAAATTCATGGTTAAAAACAACCAACATATTCAAGCACAAGGTAAAGTTCCTGTAGCAATTAATATTGAAGGTGATGCTGGGCTTAATTCAAAATAAATGTGTATCTTTGTAGCATGAGAAAATTAATTTTAGAGTGCTTTCATAAAGACTTAAACCAAAAATGTGGTATTTACAGAATTAGCTGTAATGAACACAGTTATATTGGAAGCAGTATTAATATTTATTATAGGTTAAAAAGACATATATCTGATTTGCTAAAGAATAAACATGCAAATAAATATATGCAAAATGCTTTTAATAAGTATGGGAAGGATAGTTTTAACTTTGAAGTTATAGAAGAATGTAGTAAAACAGTTTTAATTAATACAGAAGCTGCTTATATAGAATCTATGTCTCCAGATTTAAACTTTATTCAGAATCCTGTTGCAGTTATACACAGTAATGAAACATTACTAAAGATTTCCGCAACATTAAAAGAAGCTTATGCTTCTAAAAGGATAAAAAATCCTATTTCCAAAACTGTTTATCAATATAATATAAATGGTTTTTACCTTAAATCTTATGAATCTTGTGCTGAAGCAGAAAAACAATTGAACTTACCAAAAGGAAAAGTTTCAAGAGTAGCTTCAGGAAAAGGATTTTCTTGTGGTCACTATAGGTGGAGTTATGAATTAAAAAATGAACTTAAGGAATCCCGTATTAAACCGGATAAAACAAAAAAAGTTTATGTATATGATGAAAACAACAACTTAGTTCAAGAATGGCAGAGAGTTGCTAATGTAGCTAGTAATCTAGGTATTAGTCAATCAGCAATGTCTATAAGAATTAAAAAAGGTAATTACTATGATGGTTTAAGATATTCATTTAACCCAGGTCCAGGGTAAAAATTGGGTGAATTGCTGGGAGGTCCTAAAGCTTTGTTAGCTACAACATAACCGGAAACGGTAAGTGTGAATGCTTGAAAATAACAAAGATGTCTTAATGGATAATCAGCAGCCAAGTCTAAATCTAAATGGTTTGGAAAGGTTCAACGACTAGGTATTGAAACTATGTAAATAGAATATAATATACCCAAGAGTGCCCAACACTAGAAATAGTGAAGATATAGTCTGAACTATAGTGAAAGCTATAGAAACAAGGATAAAGAGCCTTGTGATAACAAAATGTGGTAAAACATCATCTGTTAAACAGCTTTCCAAAGAACTTGGTATGGATGTGATCCGATTAAATTTAGCAGAGTTTGAGGAATTAGGTGATTTAGTTGGTTTTCCTGTTAAAGAATTTGAAATCCAAAATGCTGAAGGTAAAAAGACATGGATTAATGAGCACCAGATTGATGCTGCAATGAAGAAAGGTTACAAAGTAACTGATAAAAGAATGTCACATGCTGCTCCAGATTGGATTCAAGGTAAAGGTGAAGGTGGATTTTTGATTTTAGATGATTATACACGGGCGGATTAACAAAATATGCATTCTAACAGTTGGTAGATTGAATAAAATGACTATCTTTACAAAAAAGAAGTTATGAAAAAATTAAATCAATTGACTGTTAAACAAATGCATGCGTGTATAGGAATCTATAAAATTACAATAAGTGATAAAGAATATATTGGGAGTTCTTGTAATATAAAACAAAGATTAAAACAACATTTATGGGATTTGAATAATAACACCCATCATAATAGAACAATGCAAAAGTTGTATACTGTATTTGGTATAGAACAAATGTATTTTGAAATTGTTGAAGAATGTTGTGAAAATCTTCTTATAGAAAGAGAAACTTATTATATTACTACACTTAAACCTGTTATTAATCACATTTTAAATCCTCAAAATATTGTTAGAGATATAACATATTTAAGAAGATTAAAAGAAGGCGTTAAAAAATCATATGAAGCAGGTAGAAAACCTGTGAATTTATGTCCTGTGCATATGTATTCATTAAATAATGAATACCTTAAAAGTTTTGAATCTTTGACAGAAGCTTCTTTATATGTTAATGCTAAAAGTATTAATGGTATAAAAGCAGTATGTCAAGATAAAGCTTCTACAGCAAATGGTTATAAATGGTCATATAATAAAGTAACTAATATTGAATCTAGAAAAAATAAATATAAATATCAATCTGTATTACAATATACATTAAGTGGTATTTTTATTAAAAAATGGGATTCAATGAAAGAAGCTGCTATAACATTAAACATTACTAATATTAATAGAGCTATTAGTAAAAATTTAACAGCCGGTGGTTATAAATGGAAAAAAGCATAAAGTGGTTGGTCCGCTAAAAATTCTGTGAATTCAGTGAAACTCTAGAGATAGACAATACTGAGCCAAGCCTTATAGGGATATAAGGAAGGTGCAACGACTAGTATATGGAGCCTAGAACAGGTGGTAAAATACCAAGAGCGCAGAACACATAAAAATATGTGATGATATAGTCTAAACTGTACATATAATCTAATAATAAAAGTACAGAATCATAGGATAAAGAGCCTATGAGATAATAATAATGCACCGCTTTATGCAAGCTACAATGACTCTTATTGATGAGCAAGCTTATGCTTCTTGGAAATTACCTAAAAATTGGCATATTTTATTGACTACCAATCCAGATAATGGAGATTACAATGTAACTTCATTAGATATTGCTCAGAGAACAAGATTTATTTCAACTGAAGTTAAGTTTGATGTAAATGTTTGGGCAAGATGGGCAGAGCAAGTTAATATTGATGGTAGATGTATTAACTTCTTATTAATGCATCCTGAATTAGTATCACAAAGTGTTAATCCAAGAGCTATTACAACTTTCTTTAACTCAATTAGTTCAATTGATGATTTTGGAAAAAATTTACCAATGATTCAAATGATTGGTGAAGGTTCTGTTGGTCCTGAGTTTGCATCTATGTTTACTATGTTTATCAATAACAAACTTGATAAAATTATTAGTCCTGAAACTATTTTGACTAAAGATGAAACATATGTTTTAGGAGCATTAAAAAGTGCTATTGGAGAAGATGATGAGTTCCGTGCTGATATTGCAAGTGTTATTTCAACAAGACTTGTGAATTATTCTTTGACTTTTGCTAATAAAAATCCAATCAGTAAAGATATGGTTCAAAGAATTGGCAAACTTGTTACAGATTGTGAATCTTTTACATCAGATTTAAAATACTATATGATTAAAGAGATTGTCAATGGTAATAAAAATAAATTTGGTGTATTGATGCAAAATCCTGAAATAGTAAGAATGGCAGTAAAATAAACCATAAGTGAGCATTTTCACATAAAACACAATTAACTATTATTAACCAAGATAGGGGGTGATTACATCCCCTATTTTACTTTTAAATGAATATGGAAACAAGATTATATTTTGAACTTACAGGTTTAAGTAGAAATTCCAATAGTAATAAATGGTCTTCATTCAGAGTACATGATATTAGATTGGGAATAGGTGCAAAAGATCCTAAAGATTTTTTTACTATTGATTCTGATCCTTACACTCCTGTAAAAGGAGACAAGTATTATTTTTTAGATAAAGTAAATATACCAAGAGTAAAATTGAAAGATTTTCATGAAGCTAATGGTACTAGAACAGTAAGAGATGTTAATCAAGCAAGTCATATTTTTATTGGTGACAAAACTGTTGAATTATGGACTCATTATTTCTATAGATATGAAGTTGCTACCGTTGTATTTAAAAAATTCATTGAGCTACATGAAAATTGTTTTGACAAAATGGAGCTTGAAAATATAAGACAAGCTTTAGATTGTTATACAGAAGATGTAATTCTTTTACATAACGGAGGAGCTAGACTAATAGAAGATGTTTCTTGTCCTAATTATCAAGCTTTTATTACAGATCCTTGTGTTGATACAGATGGCATATGTTCATATGCTACAACTACATATTTTATTAAAAATGATTATTTAGTTGCTTATAATGAAGTAAAAGATAGTACTTTAAAACATGAATCTTGTTTAAGTAGTGTACTTAATGGTACTAATGCTGCAATAATTGATGAAGAAATGTTTGATAGATTAGCAGCTATGTTTGACAGTAATGATAAAGACAATCATGTTTTGGCTATGGAAATTATGGCAAATTCTCAATATGACAAAAGTATTTATTACATTGAAATTTTGTTTAAGAATTATAATATGCAAATGTATGATACTCCTAGTAAAAGACATGTTAATTTCAAATCATTATTAACTTATGTTGGAAAACAAGGTTATTTTAATACAAGACTTGATGATGTTGTTAAAAGTTTGATTGACAAAAAGGTTTTACAACATGAAATGTTAACAGATTTGATGCATAGATACAAAAATGAAATTATTAATTCTGGTGACACTACTTATTTTAAAGTTAAAAACATAACAGTAATTGAAGAAGTTCACAAAATTGTGAATAAAAACTTTACTTATAACTTGGAAGCTGATTTTGTTTCTGAAGTAGAAGAAGTAATTTCCCTTGAGGAAGTCATACCTAAAGATTTCAAAACTTATAATCCAACAGATGAAGAAGAAACTTTTACTGAATTAAGTGAAGAGCCTCCTGTAGATGAGTTTGAAGAGGAGGAAGAAGAACTTCCAGGAACTATTTCTGAAATAGAAACTGTTGAAGAAGTTGTAAATATTATTGAAGAAGAGGTATTTGAAGTACCTGTTGTTGAACCTAAAAAAGAAGAAGATGAGTCAAGCATTGATTGGTTCTAATGAGGAATTAGAACAATTTTATAAAAAGAAATTTTACTTTAGTTATAGTGGGATAAATAAGTTACTATTTTCTCCAGCTATGTTTTACAATCATTATGTTCTTAACCAAAGAGAAGACTCTACAGATGCACATTTAGTTGCTGGTAGAGTTTTACACTGTCTCTTGTTTGAAGAAGATAAGTTTGAAGAACAATTTCTAATACTACCCGGTAAAGTACCAACAGACAGTCAAAAGAAAATTATTGATAGTATTTTTAAATATCACTTGACAATACAAAACAATACATTATCTTTGTCTGACTACCCTCAAGATATACTCAGTCATCTACTCACAGCCAATCTCTATCAAACTCTCAAAACTGATCAACAAAGACTTGACAAAGTTTTAACTCCAGAAAACATAGAGTATTTTGAATTCTTAAAAGCTAGCCTAGGCAAAACAGTAGTAGATGAAGTGACTCTTACATCATGTAGAGCACAAGTTGAGGTCTTAAGAGCTAATCAAGATGTCAGAGCTTTATTACAGTTAGACAGAGATCCTTTAGATACTTCTATTAAAACTGCTTCAGAGTTAAAATTAACTTATGATCATCCAGACTTAGTATTTGGGATTCATGGTATTTTAGACAATGTTGTTGTTGACAAAAACTCAAAGACCATCTTTATTAATGACTTAAAAACCACTGCAAAATCAATTCAAGATTTTCCTGAAAGTGTAGAATACTATAGATACTGGCTTCAAGCTGTTATTTATACTATACTAGTAACAAATCAATTTTTAAAAGGAAGAGAAGATAAAGATGATTGGAAAATTCAGATTACTTTTATAGTGATTGATAAATACAATCAGGTTTATCCTTTTCAAGTAAGTGAAGAAACACTAGAGAAATGGAAAGCAGACTTCAAAGAGTTAATTGTCAAAGTTAAATGGCATTATGACAATAGAAGATATGACTTACCATATGATCTAGCATTAGGTAATGTAAAATTGTAAAATGTTATGGCTTTAAGTTCAGTGTATAGGAAGTATTTCCAAAAATCCCAAGTATTTATATATCCGTTACTTGGTATTCAAAGAGGAGCAATTATCACTCCCAAATCAACTTATTTGAGTTGGTTTGATAATGTTGCTCTTGAGGATATGAAATTAGTCTGTGTTTATGAAATAACTGACCAAGTAAAGTATGATAACTTTGCTAAAGCAGTTTTACTTAAGCATCCAAGACTGTCAGGTTATGTCAAACCAGATGATGTAACTAGTGTTTTTACTTTTGACTTTTCTGATATGGGTCCTGATTGGATTCATTTCATTAATGGAAAGTATAGTAAAATTGATGTGAATTTAAAGCACAAAATTTTAAATTTTTTTGACAAGTCTAGTGGAAACTATGCTTATGTCAATAGCTATTTATTTCCAGAAAAACATTTTGAAGAATATTCAATCTTGTTAAACCATCCAGTGGAACTCCTAAAAGAAGTTGGTGAGCTTTGTAGTAAACCTAATCTTGAACTAGAAAATTTAGTAATGGAAGTTGCTGATTTGGGAAATATTACAGAAAATAAGTTAAATTTGCAAAAGAATGACAACAACTAAACCAAAATTTATGGAAAACAAAACAATGATGCTTGTTCAAGCTACTTGGAATGAACAACAAACTTTCAGAATGATTCCAATTTCTGAATCTTGTCCTTATGTAGAATGTATTTTTGATCCTGCTACAAAGGTATTTGTAATCATTTCTAAGATTACTAAAGTTAGTTTACACATGTTACCTAAAATGGATGAGAATGGTGATCCAGTAGCATGTAAGTCTCAAAGACCTAATGGTAGAAACTTCAAAGAACAGAGAAACAAAATTGAAGTTTTCCAAGAGTACTATGTTGAAGATAAAGCTGGAGTTGAGTTATTAATTAACATGACTGCAGTTAACTCTGATACATTTCCTTTTCGGTCTTTTATGGCTGAAAACTAATAATAAACTAATAAGAAATAGATCACAGAGTGTCATTAATGATGCTCTGTGTTTTTTAACTAAAACGGGGAAACAGCTTAACTGAATCAGCGTATGAATGAACATGTTAGAACCCATTACGTAATGGATTATGAAACTTTAAAAAATTGTTTCATAGCTGTGTTTGAGGATGTTAGATCTGATAACAAAGAAATATTTGTTTGCCATGAAAGTAGAAATGATATAGTTGCACTTGTCACTTTTTTAGAGAAGAATGTAGCTTATAAAGAATGGCATGTAAGTTTTAATGGTTTATCTTTTGATAGCCAAATCACAGAACACATACTTAGAAATAAACAAGAATTACTATGGGATAGTGGTAAGAATATTGCTTGGTTCTTATATGGAAAAGCTCAAGATATTATTGGTAGACAGAATAGAGGTGAATTCTCTGAATTTAGTCCAAGAGATTTGAGTATACAACAAGTTGATGTATTCAAGCTTAATCACTGGGACAATCCAGCTAAGAGAAGTTCATTAAAATGGATTCAGTTTAGTATGGATTGGGAAAATATCCAAGACATGCCGATTCATCATAGTACTGAGATATCATTTTACCAGATTGACCAAGTTATATCTTATTGTATTAATGATGTTAAGTCTACTAAACAGATTATGTATCTTAGTAAGAGTCAGATTGATTTAAGAAGAACTTTGACCCAAGAGTATGGTATTGATCTTTATAGTGCATCTGAGCCAAGGATTTCAAAGGAATTGTTTCTTTATTTCTTGAGTAAACAAACAGGTTATAAAAAATATGACCTTAGACAACTTAGAACTAATAGAACAGAAATTAGAGTAAATGAGATTATTTTACCTTATGTCAATTTCAAGACTGCAACCTTTCAGAATTTGTTAAACAAGTTTAATGAAATAGTTGTCTATCCAGATAATACAAAAGGAGGATTCAAGTATTCTGTTCAATATAAAGGTGTAAAGACTGATTTTGGTCTTGGTGGTGTACATGGTGCTAAAACTAGTGGTATTTATGAGTCCAATGAAGAAATGGTTATTCTTTCTTCAGATGTTGTAAGTTATTATCCTAATCTTGCTATTAGAAACAAATGGGCTCCCGCGCATCTTCCTAAAGAAGATTTCTGTGAGCTGTATGAATGGTTCTTTGATGAGAGAAAAAAGATAAGTAAAAAGGATCCAAAGAACTATGTGTATAAGATTATCTTAAATTCAACTTATGGTTTAAGTAATGATGCTAATAGTTTCTTGTATGATCCGGAAGTCACAATGAGGATCACAATTAATGGCCAGCTAAGTCTGATGATGCTTTATGAAATGATTTGTGAAGAGATTCCTAATGTAATGCCGTTGATGCAAAATACAGATGGTCTAGAAACTATGATTCCAAGAAAGTACTATGATAAGTATATGGAAATTTGTGAGAGATGGGAAAAGTTAACACAGCTTAAATTAGAGCATGGAACTTATCAAAAATTAGTATTGGGAGACGTTAATGTTAGCGTCTTAACCTTGTGAATTGCTGGGAACTCCTAAAGCTTTATAAACTACAACATGACTTGAAAAGGTGAGTGTGAATGTTAAAAATTATAAAGATGTCTAATGGATAATCAGCAGCTAAGACCCTTTAAAATGGGTAAAGTTCAGAGACTATCGAAACTACAGTAATGTTAACTGGAAAGGAGTAGAGTACACTTAAATGTGGAAGTGCAAGGCAATTGTTAATCTTTTGTTTGATTATAACAATTATATTGCTTATATTGCAATATGAAAGCAAACAAAAATCATAAAAGGTGCGGTATTTATTGTATTAAGAATATTATAAATAATAAAGTTTATATTGGAAAATCAATAAATATTTATAGAAGAATTAATGAGCACATAAACATGTTAAATGCAAAACGTAAAGATGAAAATCCTCATCTTATAAAGGCTTGGCATAAATATGGAGTTAATTCTTTTGAATATAGTGTAATTGAATATTTAGAAAGGGATGAAAAAAATGTTGCAGCAAGAGAATTATATTGGATAAAACAATTTAATTCATTGAATAAAGAATATGGTTATAACTTAAGAAGTGATTCAGATTCAAAAATGATAGCTCATTTAGATACTAGATTAAAGATATCTAACAGACTTAAATCTGAATGGAAATCAGGTATTAGAAATGAACACGGTATTAAATTAAAAAGTTCTTGGGAAAAAAATCCTGCTAGAAAAAAAATGCAATCCTCAATATTGTCAAAAACACTTACTAAGTATGTATATGAGTTATATGATTTAAAGCAGGTTTATATTAAAACTTGTAATTATCAAGAACTTATCAAACTAAATCTTAAAAATTGTATTGCTACATTTTACAAAAAAGAAGTTGATTACATCAAGTTTAAAACCTATTATATTAAAAAGATTAAAATTGAAGATATAGTCCAAACTAATTAGAAATAATTAGATAAGAAGTAATAATTACATTGCCATAAATGAGCTATCTGAGGTTCCTAAAGATGTTTATGAAAAACTTAAAAAAGAACAGCAATATGATGTGTTTGATGAAAAAGATGGTAAATATTATTACGCACCAGTAAAAGCAAAAGGTAGATTTGAGTTTCATAATCTTGCTTTGCATAAGAACAAGTCTTTCTTAATCATTCCTAAAGCAATATATCATCACTTTGTATTTGGTATCAAACCTGAAGTTTATATGCAATACAATACCTCAATATTTGATTATTGTGGAGGTGTTAAAATCAAAGGTGATTGGAAGTTTATGGAACATCATGTTGAAATGGGTTATTATGTAAAAGATGAACTACAACACACTCTCAGGTATTATATTTCCAAAACAGGAAGTAAAATTATTAAGACTAATCTTTCTGATAACAGAGAGATACAAGTTGAGGCTGGTCCATGGATGCAGACTGTATTCATAAATTATGTAGAAAAGCCTTTTGAGGAATATGGTATTAATTTAGATTATTACATTCAAAAGGTCCGTAAAGAGATTAACTCTCTTGAACAATTTACAAATCAATTAAGTTTATTCTGATGCCAAAGAAAATTCAAGAATGTACAATGGCACACCTGGTTGGTGTGCCTTTACCACAACATGCGGCTACTTATACAGTAATCAGCCACCAATTTGTTATTGATTATTCTAGACAGCAATTACTTGCTGCTGGATTTACAATTGTAGATGAAGAGTACAGATGTACTGCTGACGGGCAAATTGCTCAAGGGATTTATAGATTGAACTATAATACAGATCCTGAATTACATATGATGTTTGCTTGGACTAATAGTTATAACAAACAAGTTAAGTTTAAATGTTTAATTGGAGGTTATATTACAGCTACAGAAACTGTTATGACTTCTGGTGAAATTGGAACTTGGACTAGAAAGCACACTGGAACTGCAGATGTGGAGACTAAAGCTACTATTGATGATCAGATTGCTAATGCGCACATGTATTACTCTCAATTGGTTTCTGATAAAGCTTTCATGGAAACAATAACAATGACAAGAAGAAAACAAGCTCAAATGCTAGGTATTCTTTTTGCAGAGTATGGAATTCTTACTACAGAACAAGCTAGTATTATCCGTGCGCAAATGGATAGACCGAGTCATGTATATAAGAATACAGATAGTCTTTGGGCTTTCTATAACTATGTGACTATTGCTCTTCAGATTTCACATCCTAAAACATGGATTGAAGACCAAAGAGTTTTACACTATTTCTTGGATACTGTACATAAGTTTCCAAAAGCTGGAGTAGCTATTGTTCCTACAGTAGAAGAAGGAGAGGAACCGGAATTTACGGATCCTAATCAAATAAACTTATTAGATCAAATTGCTGAAATTGAAGCAATTGAAACTGTTGAAAATTTAATAGAAAATTCTGAATCAAATAAAGAAGATGAAGAAGTAGCCGTTTGTCCTGCACCTGTAGAAGAAATTGAAGAACTAGAAGCAGAAAGTGAATTTGCTGAAGAGGATAACATTGAAGATGTTGTTACTTATACAGACCCTGCAGGAAATACATTTGAAGCTCCTGTAGTAGAAGATAAACCAGTTCCAACAATTGATGCTTCTGATTTAGTAGGTACATATTCTTTAGATGAAATTCCTACTGTGCTAGATAAACTTCAAGAAAAGATAGATATCTCAGAATCTCAAACTAAGGATTTTGATTTGGACACAGCTCCAGATTTATCATTAGATGAAGATGATGAGGAAGAAGGAAATGATTCAATTCCTGATTTCTTTTAAAAATACTTGTTTGTGGTTAAACAGGTAATTGTTATCAATTAAGAGGTGGTTTTATATCACCTCTTTTTTATATTTGTAGTATGAAACTTTTATTAATACTCACTTTACTTTTAACATCTTGTGCAACCATGACTGAAAATGAATGGAAGAAAAAACAAATGCTTAAAGCAGATAAAAAGATGTTTAAAAAAATGTGGAGGACAAGAAAACAATAATTATGGCAAGAACAGAAAAAGAAATCAAAGAAGAAATTGAAGCTCACAAAAGAGTATTAACTGGTGATATTTTCCAAGATGGGGAAGTAATGCAGAAAATATATGAGCTGAAGAAAGAGTTAAATCCAAACATTGAAGAACATCCTGAAGAAGATGATGAAGATGGTTGTTTATATTGTGGTAGCTAATGAAAAAGTTATTTATATCTATATCAATACTATGGAGTAGTATTGTATATTCTCAAAAAGACACAACTGTTAAATTTTCATTTTATTCTAGAACAATGCCTTATAGTATTTGCACTGGTGGTGGAAGTTTGAATAATAATTTTTCTATTTCCCCAACTGTTTCAAGAAACATTGAAGCTGGTGCAAGTTATGGAGTGCTGGACATGGGTTTATGTTATGGTAGTTATTCTGATCACCGTGATACATCTAGTTTTTTAGAATTAAAATTCACAATGGATGCGTGTCAATATGGTATTTTATCCAATGAATTTAGTATTGGTGCAGGTAAAGTGTTTAAAAGTGCAACTCCAATTGTTTTTGATATCAGTTACACAATAATGGCTCAAGTACATAAGAACTTTGGTATGGGTATAACAACTGGTTATTATGATTTTGTTGGACAGCAATATGATATCTATAAAGTTTATTATGGTGTGTTTATTAGATACGGATTGTTAAGAGATATGAACGGAGGGTTAATTAGACCTAGAAATCACCACCACAGATGAAATGGATGATATTGCTTGTACCATTCTTTACTTTTTCTCAGTTAGATTCTGTTAAGTATAATCTATCAAATAGTATAAGTGGATCCACAACCTCCAACACCAAACAAACCAACTTTACTTTTAGTGGAGATAATACTTTGAAATACAAAACACATAGTATTGCCAATACCACCAACTACTCACTTTCCTGGGTAAGTAGTAAAATAGCTGAAGAGTTTTCACATAAGAGTAATTTTACTAAAGGGAAGTGGTTTAGTTTATATATGTTCACTCACTCACTTACTAGAAAAATAGAATATGATAATTCAATTGGTGTAGGATATATACATTGGTGGAAAGATATATCACTATCTTATGGAGTATTAGGTGAAAGAACTATTTACACAAGTTCTCCCAATATCAATGTACTAAGACACTCTCTTAGATCTAAACTAATTTTAAAATGGATTACATTGGAGTATTACTATCAACCAAACATAGTTAAGTTAAGTGATGTAATTATCACAGGTAATACAAAAGTAACACTCTTTCAAGGGAAGAAGATTGGATTGGTAGTTAGTGATGTGGTAAACTATAGATCAACAAGTACAACAAAACTAATCCACTCAACAAGTTTGAGTATAAATTTCAATTTAAAAAAATAGATGAAAAACAAAGAAATAAGTCCTGAAGAAAGTATTGCATTTGTGAGGGTAGCAATAAAATGTGCTGATGCTTTAGTTGATTTTGATGTAATTGAAGATCTTGTAAAAGATAAGAAAGCTAAGTATATGAAACATAATTTGAAAAAATATTTTCATCAATCTGGTTATACCATTGAGTTATTCAGTTCTAAATTTCTTGAAAATTTTGTAAAAACTGATGAAAATGTTCAAATGCAGCTTCAGCAGATGTTTAGAGAATTCTCATTAAAAATCAAGTTTCTTAATGAAGAAATGACTGCATTAGTATTATACTATGCAAAATTACAATCCATAATAAATGATGTTGAAGAACTCAACTATAGTGATCCTTATACCAAATATCTTGTTGATACATGCAGAGAATTTATTGATAGTCTCAAAATTAAATATAAAACAGTATTGCAAAAAACAGATGAGGAAGGACATGGGGTACAAGATATCATCAATGGATTAAATAAATTAGGTAAAACAATAATGTATTAATTATGAAAAAGCAATTAGATAGTGTGGAAATTTTTCACACCACGTTTAAACAAGAAAATGGTACAGCACCAAGATTGTTAGAAACACATGAATGGCACTTAAGACACAAGCTTATGGCTGAAGAAAATGATGAGTATCTTGATGCTTGTGATAAAGGTGACATAGTAGAGATAGCAGATGCTCTTGGAGATCAGTTATATATTCTTTGTGGTACAAT